TCACAAACTTTGATGTTCATCGTCTGAATCTCCTAGTAGAGTGGGAGCCATGCCATTAAAGACATTAAGTGCACCACGAACATTTTCCCGAGTGTAACTTTGAGTCATTTGCAAAGATGAGTGGCCTAACCAGTGCATGACATCAGTTGCAACTTGTCCATTGGTGAGTGCCATGGTAGCAAAATAATGCCGGAATATGTGAGGGGTAATATGAATTCCAGCTGCTTCACCCACTTTATTCAAAACCTTATTTGCTTGCTGTACTCCCATTGGCATACCTGTCTTTTCATTTACAAATAAAAAACTTTCATCATTAATGTTTCTATGGGTCTTTGAATAAATATTTTGACTATAGGTGATGGCGTAATGGCAAATATCGAGCATTTCACCACGTACATATATTGTGCGGTAGCTTGAGTTATTCTTTAAGTCACCGCCGTCTGGTTCTGCATTAGTACGCCCCTTCTTAAATTGTATTGCGCAAACTTCTTCGTCATTCCATTGTGAGAATTTAAAAGAACTGAATTGTAGTCCCATAAGCTCTTCACGTCGTTCCCCAAGCGTTAGCAGGGCTAACATGCAGTATTGGTACTTTGACAAGACACTAGGTGCTACGGCCATGAGTTGGTTATACTGGTTTTCAGTGATTGTTTTTGATGACGGTGATTTGCCACCATCAATTGAGATACCACTCAACTTGTTTTTCACAATCACATCATTCCGGGCAGCATCATTCATCAATATTTGCATTACAGAATTGGTTGTAATAATAGTGTTCTTGGCATAACCATCTTTGATCATTTGATCGATAAAATTTTGATAACTTTGCCTAGTGATTTCATTGATTTTCTGATTACCGAAAACAGGCTTTAATTGATTGTTCCAGTAGTTTTTTTTCTGAGTAATGGTAGCTGGTCGCCAGAGTTTCAGGTCGATATTTCGCTTTAGAAGTTTATCAAAGTAAGCTTGAAGCGTAATTGTGTCTGAAATTGATGCGGTGATTTGTCCAGTTCCAAGCGTTACTTCGAATTTTTTTAATTCAATATCAGCATCTCGCCAAGTTATAAAACCAGATTTGCTCCAAGTGCGGTATTTATGGTTAATATCGGTATAAGAGCGGCGAATTCCGTATTTTTTTCCTCGTTTTGTTTCATATTCGTAGATTCCAGGGTGACGTTTTAAAGGTTTCCATTGTCGTGGCATACTCATCAGTCCTCCAATTAGAATTATTTGAACGTATGTTCTTTTGAGCTCAAAATGTATACCCCAATAAAGGGGTACTAAGCGAGTGACGGGAATCGGACCCGCGACTACAGCTTGGAAGGCTGTCGTTTTACCACTAAACTACACTCGCAAAAAACGGTTAGGTAGCTTCCAGATTTGGTATAATACATTTAGATTAGTTCAACGCACCGCATAAAAGGAAGGTGTTAAATGTGCAACTGTTACTCACCAATAATGATATTAAGCTAATTAAGGAAAACTTGCTTTATGTTTTATTGAGCACGTATTCAGGAGATATTGATACTAAGGATTCGGGAGATATTTATAGGTTATTAAAGAAAATAGATGGATATGACCATGAGAATACATTCAAAATAGATTGGAATGATTTTAACACCTGTGACTTATAAATATTCGTCTACTAAATCATTAATTACAGCATCTAATGTCAAAGCATCACTCTTTACCGCTTGTCCATTAGAATGAGCTGACAAATTCCTGAATTTTGCAGCTCCCAATAAGCGCTTTTTAAATGCATCACTAATAATCTTGGCGTTGAATAATTTGTATGCAAAGAATCCAAGTTCAGTTTTGTCTTCTTTAATCTTCAAATTATTGTGTTGGGCGATCAATATACAGACTCGCTCTAATGCAACTCCAAAAACACAGGCTGCTCCTAAATAATATTTTTTATCTATTAGTGCCCGTGCTTCACTATACTGGTATGCAAAAATATCATCATTTACTTTGTTGATTATTTTTGCATCTGAACTTATCAATTCTTTTATGTGAAGGGGATTGATAAAAGAAGAATTAATTCGAAAGTCTGTGTGATATTTTTTATTAATTTGGTCAAGTATGAGGGCGTTTGATTCCTCAATTGGCATTGCCTTTGTGTCTAAAGATACTGCATCAACAACGACTTCAAAGTCAATTCCAATTGAATAATCTCCATTAATAATTGGTTTGTTGTGCAATATGAAATCTTCCCTGTCTTTTATATGTCCATATACTACTAACATTTAATATCTCCAATCTTGCATTTTGCGTTCTAACTTAAATAATCTAAAGGCTCATGTAAATGGACCTTGTTGGGCTCGAACCAACGACCGGACGGTTATGAGCCGTCTGCTCTAACCAACTGAGCTAAAGGTCCAATTAAGTTTTAAATGCGAGCGGCAGGAGTCGAACCTACATCTGAAATTATCTAGTTAGCAATTCAAAGGAGTACTGTTCTACCGTTGAACTACGCTCGCGTGAAAGCCCAGGCAGGGGCTTAGTCAATACTTGGCATTCAAGTTATCTGCGTTCCATTCGGTAGCGACCGAATCAATATTATAGTAGTTACTATCTTTATGGTTGATTTGTTTGAGTGCTGATTGGTCAAAGGAACTCTTTACCAGTGCATCGCCATCCATGTAAAAGGTGATAGCAATGTTTTTGAAATCAGAAAAGCCATAATCATCCTTAATAGCTAGCAGAATATGGTAGGCGTCTTTTTTATAAGCACCTTCATCATAGTAGTCAGAGCTGTCTTTGACATTTATATCAATGCCGGTAGTTACTGGCTTATGGTATTCACCGCTGACTTCTTTTACCTTTACATTAGAAACATGCTGTTTGATGGTATCTTCGATTGCGATGTCGGATATCCCATTTGAAGAACTGGAAAAAGTACTTTCATCTACAGACGATGCATAACGTGATTCAGACTCAGACTCACTTGCCGTTTCTGAAGAATCAGATGTAGAACTTGAATAATCACTATCATCTTCTTTGTTTTCAGATTCCCATTTAGAGAAATCTTCACTTTCCCCGTATGCGTCCAGTGAGTCACTCTCTTTAACATGTATTGTAGTAGTTTTACTTTTTTTACCAGCAAAACTAGCTGTTACATCGTATTTTCCTGTATTAAGGTCACCCTCAAAAAAACGACCATCATCATTAGTTTTAGTTGTTACTTTGTCCCTTTTATTCTTAAAAGTAATAGTTGATCCTGGCGTTGCCTTGCCTCGTATTGTCTCGGCTGGGGTAAATGTAGTTTTGTTAAGTTTAATTTTAGTTGTAGATTGATTTATACAGCCACTAACAAGAAAAGTCAGTGCTAATAAACTGATAGTCACTATAAACTTTCTCATTTCAGTTTCTCCTCCAATGAATCATTTCTTAAATAGTTCTGTGTGATCAGCAATTAAGCAAATGAGAAAAATTCCATAAATTCATCTGGTAACCCGTATGCATTTTTTAGCGCATTGAAGCTATCAGGTAATTCATCGTATTGCTCTTCATATAGCTTCGCCAATTCTTGGCATGCAAAAGCATTGGCCTTGTACTCAGCGCTATTCTTCTGGTAGTCTCCAAGTGTGTACCAAGACACACAGGCCGTGTCCTCAATGCCATGGCATAATTCATGGGCCATAACTGGAAGCCTGGCCGGCGAATCACGAAGACTATCGCTAATTACTATATCTGTGATTCCCAATATTGGAGTACAGACCCCCATATTTGCCCCAATGTCCTCAAAGTGAACTTCGAATCCTAATCTATCTGCAATCGCAAATGGATCATACGTTCCGAAGGATTGTGCAAGTTGTTCTACCTTAAGATACGTGTCGTATCGCATACAAACACCTACTTTTTTCCTTCTTCGCGTATTTTTTTCAAACGATCCCAGTAAATGCCTTCAATAACATTACGGACTTTTTCTTTATCCTCGGGTGCCATACTCATTCCACCATATCCCATAGGCGTATTTGACTGGAGAAGCTTGTCTAAGTCAATGCGATCGGCTTCGGTAGCCCAGTCTGGTGATTTATGATTCTTTTCGCTATTTCCAAGAAGATAGTCAGTGGATACTTCATAATAGCTAGCAAGAAGCCTGAGTAATTCATTGTCGGGTTCGTTACGTTCATTTTCTAAATGTGAATATCGAGCTCTACTGATACCAATTGATTTTGCAACCTCATCTTGTGTTTTGCCTTGCATATTTCGTAGTTCTTTTAAACGATTCCCGATTCCTGAAGATGCCATAGTGCCACCCCCTTTCTTAATAGATATTATATGTATCAGTATAGATACATTGCGTATCGGTTTCAATAAATGATACAAAAAGTTTCCAGAATCACTTGACGATACTTAAAGTATCGTTTATTATAATAGTTGTTGATACGATATGTATCGGATTTGGAGGTGCAAAAATGAAGCGTGAGCGACTTATTGCAGAAAGAAATAGGAATGGTTGGTCTCAAAACAGTGTTGCAAAATTACTTGATATTGCGGAAATAACTGTTAGAAGCATAGAAAATGGATCACGTAACCCTAGTAGCAAATTAATTGCTAAATTTTCATATCTTTTTGAGGTTAAACCAGAAATTTTGTTTCCTGATATTTTTTTGCCAGATAAAGATACCAAACGTATCATATCGGCGAAAGCATACAAATTGACAAAGGAGGCGGCAAAATGAGTGAGAAAGAAGAAACACCAGTTGTAATTATTCATCCAGCAAGCGATCCAGATTTTGATGGAACCATGTTAAATAGCAAATTTTGGGATCGAATTGTGGTTACTACGACAGAAGGCAAAAAAGTAGCAGAGATCAACACTGACGATGCAACCCCTGCTACCGGATATTTAGTTAAAGCATACCCACATAAGGATTAACCCTTAGGGGGATGTGGATCATGACCATGACTATCTTTACGAGAGATTTTACCATCACGGTTATGAATAACTAATTCAGAATGTTGGTTGTTAGAAATACGACGGGCCACTTTTTCCGCTTCACTTTTATTGTTGAAGTTGGCAGTAGCTCGTGAATTGCCAGCACCTTTAACATTCCAACCGCCCTTTCCATCAGGGACGACATGTTGATCAGCCATAAATATCACCTCCTTATGCTCAATTATCGCATAAGGAGTGAATAAAACTATTAACTTTTCAAAGAACGGTGGTTTGTAACTCACTATTTATATTATGGCTCAAGCATGAGTTATAGAAACATGTCTGATATGAAATGTAAGGAGGCAAGAACATGAATAATGATACGAAGTACAGTCGGCGCCAACAACTTGACTACATTATTGATAAACAACCAAACTTAACGGCTCAATTCGTAAACATGACGGCAGTAACTATGCCCGATGAAGATGTTGAAAAGTGGTTTTCAAAAGTGCGCCAACAACAAATAAAAGCAATCAAAGATACTTTAATAGAAATGTAGGTTAGTTATATGTCAGAAACAATTATGAATCGAGCCGCAAATATAGGCGGTAAATTGGTTTATCCAATGAAGGCAAGTAGGGTTTCAACGGTGAGCTTGGCAAGCCGAATGAAATACTCACAACCATTAATTTCAAAGCTACGAAGTGGTAAAGCTAATCTTCAATATGAGCAAGTTGAGTCACTATTAGAAGCGGTACCAAAGCAAAGTGGTCACTTGCTGATCGATATTTTGAACCAGCTATCAAATGGCCTTATTCCGCCTAGCGTGGACGGCAAATACCTTTACTTGACACCTAGCAGTATGGAAGATCGAGTTCTGGAAGAAGCCAAACAGGCCAGCCAAGCACTGATGAATGCCAGTGATGAATTTGGTAGGCCAATTAAAAGCTTAAATGACTTTCACGATCCGGAAGAGGCCTTTAACCAACTGTATGATTTAACAAAATACAGTTTGGCCTTAGAAGTTGTAATTGGAGAACATATTGGCTGGGATACGCCTGAGATTCAAAAACATTGTCGTGATCGTGAAATGTATCTTAAAAAGCACAGATATCAAATAGTTTAAAGAAAACATAGGAAGGAGTGATAGAGATGATGATCTCAACGCAAAATGATGACGCTGAGTTTATTGATGCTGTAGCCGTTGCTGTAGCTGATAGAATCATGCCACAACTGGAAGTGCTGGTGAAGAAGTATTACACACCGGATCAGGGATTAAACCAACAGCAAGCCGCTAGTATGCTTGGATGCAGTGTGGATACATTAAAAGATTTTTATTACTATCAGCCTGGATTTCCGCATTTCAAGAAGGGGACAAAAGATTCATTTTCACAAAAAGCTTTAGAGAATTGGATGTCTGACAACCAAATACGAGCGTAAGGAGGAAATAGCAATGATTGAAGGAGCATTAGTAGGCTGCGTGTTAACTGCATTGTGGTTCAAGCGTCATGAAGTTGCTAGTTGGTTTGGAATTTAGGAGGAAATGATATATGGAAGAAATCGTGAAAAATCACATCAAGTTTCTAAAGCATGTTATCAACAGTGTTTGGATCAGTGATGGCGAATCGCTGACCAAGTTGTACAAGATGTTGGATAAGAGTGAAACAGAATTGAACGAATTACGGGGGCTTGAATAATGGCGAATGAAGTAATTAATCTGCCAGACTACACGGTGGACTATCACCCAGTACCAATCATTATCAATAATCTGGAAGGATTGCAAGCGTCCATTGCGCAATATGTATCGTTAAAGCCTAAATTTGAGTACGAAAAAAGCTGCTCGAGTATCGGAAGTACCCGTGCAGCTAAGACGCTTAATAAATTCATTTTCGAGTTCTATTGTACTCCGAAACAGTCACTAAGACAACGTTTGACACGGAGGTGGACGAAATGAACGGCTACGATAGTTGGTTAATTGACCAAGAAGAAGCTGCGGAAGGCTGGCGTGATGATGAACCCACTCAGGAAGAGTTAATTGAAAGTGGCGTCATTGCTGATGAGGAGGACGATGAGAATGATTAAAGAAGAAACTGCGGGCATGACGCTCGATGAAATGGAAGCCAAGCTTGAGCAGGCTACCCGAGATAAGAAGGCTTTTAAAAAGGCCATGCTAAGACCGCAAATGGAAGTTGATAAGTATCGAAAGGCCATCAAGACGGTAGATGAGCAAATTGACCAACTACAAGAATTACAGCGAATGGCAATGGGTGATCAAGAACAAGTTGATACTGAGTTCTTTCGCTTCAAAATTGGCACCGTTAACCCTAGTACGTCTCGTAACTGGAACCTTGAGCGAGATAAAGATGCAACACCAAAAGAGCTTACAGCGGTCTTTGAGCGTTTTGACGATACCTTAATTAAGACGTCCCGAAGCGTGAATGAGACCGAAATCAAAAATCGGCTAGCAAGTGGCGAGTTCTATGTAACTCCTGATGGAAAGATCATGGACTCAAGCCTTAAGGCGCTGCCGGGGTATTATGGATCGCTCAAAAAGCCCAAAATTTCCGTAAAAGCTAAGGAGGACTAAGGATGAATGAGAAGCTTAATCTGATGCAGAAACTTAATGAGGCTGCTAAGTCAATTGGCGCGGTTCATAAAGACGGTAAGAATAGTTTCCAGAACTATGAATTTCAATCCGAAGGAGCTATCAAAGCTGCGGTTGAGCACGCAATCCAAGGTGTTGGAATTCGAATTATCCCGAATTACGAGATTATCAATCAATATGATAAAGCCAGCAAGAAGGGCGGTTCAAACCACTTTGTTGACGTCATGGGGACGTTCTTAATCACAGACGGTTCAGAGTCACAGACAGGTTCAATGCCCGGAAGTGGCCAAGATAGCGGTGAGAAAGCGATGGCTAAAGCTTGTACGAGTGCTCAGAAGTACTTCTACAAACAGCTGTTTAACATCACTGACCAGGAAGAAGATCCGGATGCAACCGACAGCAATGCAACTGATGGTGAGCCGCTTATTAATAGCCAGCAAAAGGACCGCCTAGACAGACTGTTTGAAGCTCTGGCGGGTGTGACAAACAAGGATAAGGAATTTGTTGCTAAAGCTTATTTCAAGAAGGTTGGCAGCGTTGATAAGCTGACACACAGTAGTGCTAACACGTTAATTGAGTTGGTTACTAATAAATTAGATTCGTACGTTGACAAGGAGGACCAATCAGCATGAGACAAATCACTATTTCGGGAAACTTAGGTAAGGACCCTGAAGTGCGACAAACGCAAAGCGGTATGCAAGTTGCTAACTTTAGTTTAGCAGTAAGACAGAATCGCCCAGATGATCAAGGCAACTATGGCACTGACTGGTTTCGATGTGCGGTCTGGGGTAAGCGGGCTGGAACGATTGAGCGATATTTCCATAAAGGAAATCACGTTCTGGTAACAGGTACGTTTGAAGTTGATGAATACAACGGCCAAACGCAGTTGGGAGTCAACGTTACAGACTTTGACCTGCCAGAACGAATGAGTAATCAGGGCCAGCAGCAACAACCGTCACACAAGCAAGCGACACCAAGTGCTAGTGACCAAATCACTATCAGCAACGACGATCTACCATTTTAATCAAATGACATTCGAATTGGCTTGAATGCAGCAGTGACTGAATCCACCGAATGGGTGAAAGGCCCATTAGTAAAGGAGGGACGAATTTGGATTACTTCAAACAACGACGAGCGTACCGTAATTTTAAGATGTATGAAGCGAGTGTCTCTAACGGCCAAAATAATCTGTATCGCGAGTTACTAGACTATGCGAACGACGAAGGCAAGTTGGACGTTCAGTTTCGCATGAAAAATTCGGCATTACTCAGTCTGACAGGACTATCCGAACCCGGCCTCGATAAAGCACGCAACTCATTAGTACAACTAGGACTAATTAAATATGCTAGAGGCAAGAAAAATGTTAAACCACCTGAATATCGCATTATTAATTTATATAGTAGGTCAGCTGGTTACCCAACCAGTAACCCAACTACAAGTCATAAAAGTAGGCCAACTGGTTTAGATGAAGTAGGTCAACCGGTTGGGCAAGGTGGAGGTCAACCAGTAGAACATAAAGAACTTACTAGTACTGACCCTGACTTGACTGATACTGACTCTTATGATGATGACGCGGGCGTGACGCGCGAGCAGGTCATTAACGACTGGACCAACCTGTGGGGATTTCCAAATGGTATTGCCCGACCTGAGATTGATGAATGGCTGGAAGAGTTCAAGCCTGAGGTGATTGCCTATGCAATTTGGGTTGCTGGAGAACATCAGATTAAATCTAATGCATGTTTGAAATACGTTCGTGCAATTGTTGCGGGTTGGAAGAAACGAAATATTACGACGTTAGAGCAGGCTAAAAAGGCTGCTGCTAATCATGACGACCGCATGAAGAGTGAAAGAAAACCTAGTGGCTATTCAAAGCCACGCCGTAAAGAAGTTACGCCAAAGTGGATGCAAAGCGGTGCTTCTCAGGCGGATTCTAAGCCAAACTCAAGTGATAACCAGCAGGACGATATGAGTGACGAGGCGTTCCTAGCGTTCATGAACAGTCAGGAGGAAGCTAAATGAATTGGGGTAACCAACTAGTCAAATTGGCCGCTAACCATGCCTATGAATCGTCGGCACTGCATTGGACTAAGCAGCGCATGAAGCGGCATTTAAAGGCCGGTGGTAGTGCGCAAGATGAGGTGTGCGCTCATGAGTACAAGCTATTTGCACTCGAGGTTTTAATTATTGAATATCAGCGGGATGGCTTAAATTTTGATTTGACCCAGTGTTGGGGTAAGCCAGCCGAGTATTTTATTGATCTAGAGCAAGCTAGACAAGGATTGCAAACGGAGGTGAGCGCATGAATGAATTGATTAAAATCACTGAAAAAGATGGACGGCAGTTAGTGTCTGCCCGGGATCTACACAAAGGCCTGGAATTAACAACCCGATTTAGTAAATGGGTTGATCAAAACTTTAGCATGTTTGTCGAGGGCATTGATTTCACAAGTGTAACCGGAGTTACGGTTGTAAATAACGGCGCCAAACGTGAGCTTCAAGATTATGCATTAACCGTTAACATGGCGAAAGAGTTGTCCATGATGTCGCAAACGCCGCAAGGGCAAATTTACCGCCGTTATTTTATCACTATTGAAGATAAGTGGAACAGCCCAATGGAGGTTGTCAAACGTGGATATGGGTTTCTGATGAGGGAAAACGAGCAGCTGAAAATGGAGAATGAACAGTTGCAAGGGCCGGCTAGATTAGGCCAAGCAGTTTCGGGCTCAGACGATTCTATCAGCGTTGGCAATTTTGCTAAGGTATTACGCCAGCGCGGTATTAAGACTGGTCAAAACCGCTTGTTCGATTGGTTAAGAACTCATGGCTGCCTAATAGCGATGGGGAAACGTTACAACTCACCGACCCAACGAGCGATGGAGCTGGGAATCATGGAAGTGAGAGAAACCGTGATCACCACTAACCATGGTTCAAAGACACGCTTTACGCCCCTAATTACGGGCAAGGGGCAGCAGTATTTTGCTAATAAATTTTTGAAATCGAAGTCAATGGTCAAAGAGGGGTGAGCGCATGACTGAAACACAGGCGCTAGTAATTAATGCTGACAGACCCGATATCGATCACCCACTAGCAATAGGGCCAGAACCGGAAATGTTTAAGCTCACGCAGCATAACTACAAATCTGGTGAATGGCCGTTTCCGGTTAGACTGGTTAAGCCTGGGACTAAGGTACGCAGTGATGAAGCTTACTTAGCCAGTATGAAACAAGATTCGAAGCAGGGAGAGCGTGAAGATATTAAAGCCATTCGGCAAGCACATAAGCATGGCAAACATTCTCTCAGACAGATATCCGAAAGTACGTCGATTGAGCTTAAGCGGGTAAATGATTTAGTCCACAAATACAGCCTGCCACTGACTAACGGTTACTGGCGTGCTGAGAAGTATAACAATCCTGATGAAGTGATCGCCTATCAAACACTGGCACGATTATGCGAGAAGATTGATGCTCCAGAGTTTTCGATTAGACAGGCCAGTATGTCTAATGGGGTCGTTAATGGCTATTACATTAGCCGGGTGCCGAAAGTATGAGCAAAGTCGTGATTAAGGGCGAACTACCTAGCTTAAATGAGTACATCAAGGCTGAACGGGCCAATCGGTATGCGGCAGCTAACCTAAAGAAGAGGTACACGGCCTTATGTAGTGTATATGCGCGGGCTAGTCGGAATTCCGGAGTCGAATTCAGCTGGCCTTGCAAGCTTAAATTTACGTGGTACACGAAGAACAACCGGAAAGATGCGGATAATATCGCGTTTGCTAAAAAGTTTGTGCTGGACGGCTTTATGAAGGCTGGGCTTTTAGGCAACGACAATCGAAAGCACATCACAGGATTCCAGGACGAATTTGCCGTTGATAAACGAAATCCGCGAGTAGAAATAGATGAAATTACGGAGGACGAAGATGCCTAAGCACACTAAGAAGCGTTCAACGATTAAACGGAAGCACCGGCGCATGAAGGAGCACGCCGAAGCAAACAAAAAGCCAACCAAAGAGGACGGAAAGCAATTATGAAATTAAAGATTGAAAATAACGATTTGACTGTAATAGTTGAAGCAACTCGTGAATTGAGTTTTGAGGAAGTTTTTAAGTCACATCAGTTGGTGACTGGTCGTAATGATGAACTAAATACTGGTCGTGAGGAAAAACATACATTCGTTCCAGAAGACGCAGGCGAAACGACTGAGGGATCTAATACAGAGTCTAAGTTTGACTTCAAGAAACCGACATGGATGCCTAAAGATGGTGATATGGTAAAGGCTGAATTTATGTGTCCACAGTGTGGTTACGATAAAGTGACATATGTTAAGTTTGGCTTTAACCACTGGAGTTGTCCTGGATGTGGAATCAGCTTGTTTCTTGCGTATGCAACAGGTACTCGTGGAGAAAAAGATGCAAATGGATTTTACTATAAAGCTAATCGAGAATTTATTAGTCATGCACCTGAAAACAGTGAAGATGATTTTTCCAAGATGTTTACCCGGTCAGATGATCCAGAGAAGCCAGATGCTTATGACACAATTCCGGACATCAAAAAGTATCTTGATAAGCATGGCATTGATTATTCCCATGCAAAGTTTAAAGGTGACTATGTTGCTTTAATTCCAGATGATTAACCATGATAATCGTCAAGGAGCCAACTAACGAGGAACGCAAGCGGGCTGTTTAAATTATGGGAGTGTAATAGATGAAATTATACGTTGTTGATCGTGATGATAGTGGATATGACATGGTGGATTATGGAATTGTGGGTATTTTTTCTACGACGAATTTACAATTGAAGTGC